ATTAGGTTATAATGTAAACCAAGACCTACTGAATACGTTATACAGTATGTACGATCCCGATACCGTAGATTATTTAACTGAAAGAGTTGTCAGTAAAGAAACTGACAAACTTGGTTCAATAGTCAAGTATGCTAAATTGGTAAATAGATTGCCCGTTTACATATATGACAATGCTGCTGATAGAGTTGTTGTTGACGATCCTGCAGTTGTGTATTTGGCAAGAACAAGCCCCAGTGATCTACAACCTAAATTGATAGTAACACATACTGCAATGATGATAGGTTCCAAAAAACAAAGTTGGTTAGCCAACAGTGAAAAAATAATTAAACTAGAATGAACTGTACACTAATAATCAAAGACGAAGTCAACTTGAAAATCGAGGGGCTGGATCTTACCACAAGAAAAAATCTAGTTAACAAATTCAAATTTGAAATACCTGGTGCCAGATATACTCCTGCAGTTAGGCTGGGACGATGGGATGGCAAAGTAGCATTTTTTGCACTGGGCGGTACTAGTTATATCAACTTACTGCCAGAAATTTTGCCTTACTTGGAAGAACAGGGCTACGATGTAGAAATTGTTGACCAACGTGAGTACAGCACTACATTCAGCTTTGATGAAATACGCGAAGACAGTTTTAGTCATATCAAGTGGCCACCCAAACACGAACGTGCAGGTCAGCCTGTGATGTTGCGTGACTATCAAGTTGGTATTATCAACAAGTTTTTAGCCAACCCCCAATGCTTGCAAGAAGTAGCTACAGGTGCAGGTAAAACTATTATGACTGCCAGCCTGAGTGCGTGTGTTGAAAAGTATGGTCGCAGTATTGTTATTGTTCCCAACAAAAGTTTGGTAACTCAAACTGAAGCTGACTATATCAATATGGGATTAGATGTTGGAGTTTACTTTGGTGACCGCAAAGAGTTTGGCCGTACACATACTATTTGTACTTGGCAAAGTCTAAACAATCTGCTTAAAAACACACAAGCAGGAACTGCAGAAGTAACTGTTGGTGAGTTTATTGAAGGTGTAGTGTGTGTAATGGTCGATGAAGCACATATGGCCAAAGCCGACGCATTGAAGACGATTCTCACAAGTGTGTTTGCCCGAGTACCTATTAGGTGGGGATTGACCGGCACTATTCCCAAAGAGGATTTTGAGTTTATGTCCTTGCGTTGTAGTTTAGGCGAAGTATTGGGAAGACTCAGTGCCAGTGAACTACAGGAAGCAGGTCATTTGGCCAGTTGTCACGTTAAAGTACGTCAATTGGTAGACTATGTAGAGTACAAGGACTATCAACAAGAGCTCAAGTATCTTACTGAAAATGACGAGCGTATAGAATACATTGCTAATTTTATTGACAACATCAAAGAGTCAGGCAATACATTAATACTAGTTGATAGAGTTGCCAGCGGAAAACTTATTGTAAACAAATTAGGCGACCGTGCAGTATTTGTAAGTGGAGCCACTAAATCAAAGAATCGAAAAGAGGAATATGATGAGATTGCAACAAGTACTAATAAGATTTTGGTGGCGACTTATGGTGTGGCCGCTGTTGGTATTAATATCCCTAGGATTTTTAATTTGGTTCTTCTGGAGCCCGGAAAAAGCTTTGTTCGCGTTATACAATCAATTGGGCGAGGCATTAGAAAAGCGGAGGACAAAGACTTTGTCCAAATCTGGGACATCACATCGACGTGTAAGTTTGCAAAAAGGCATCTCACTAAAAGAAAGGCTTTCTATAAAGAAGCGAACTATCCATTCGAAGTGGAAAAGATAACTTGGCATTGACATTGCCAGGTCGTTAGTGTATACTAACAACATATAACAAGGATACAGTAAGTGCGTTTATTAACATTAGAAAATACCAGCTACGAATTAAATGAAATACCCGAAGAAATAGATGATATCAGATTCTGTGTATTAGATAATAGTGATCCCAAGGAACCTGATTACTTTTTTATACCTTTGATCTTTTTAGAAAGTTTTAATAGCCCAGCATTAGTATTGAACATAGGCGGTAATATAATTAAAATGCCCATAGACTGGCAACTGTTAATTGGAGAACCTGACTTAGGTGACTTAGAAGTTGTTCCTCTTACCAGTATCAATGACCGCGGATTCAGTGTATTTGCTTTTAATCCAATGGCAGGATTTAGGCCCGAGTTCTTCCCTGTGGAAGTAATCGACATTTACCAAGATGTCAAATGGTACTTTCCTAAACTAAAGCCCGGCCAGATGTTGGCAGTACCATTAGAGCACGGAGTAAAAAAGCCACTTTGCGTATTTTTTATCAAAGATATTAGTCGTCAAAGTGAGGTTGTTAACTATACTAAATGTTGGTAATGGTATGGGACAACTAAAACCTGGTGCTACTTACATATACGAACGAGTGGGCAATACCACTTATGCTAGGGAAATGGGCTCTGAGCCCAGTACCAGATTCCCAATTGGTCACGATTGGGATCCAGTTAGCGGACATAAACTTCCACCTGATGCTAGACTTGTAGACGGAAAAACAGTACACGAGCAAATAAAAGAAGACCAGATGTGGGGCGAAATCCGTCGGATGGCTCGGACAAATGTTACCTTGCAGTCAGAGTTAGAACGTGTTATAATAGTCTATAACTTGATTAAAGAAGAACAAGAAAGAGAAAACAATTCGGTTGCTTATCACAGGGTATAAAATGGATAAATTAAGTCTTAACAATGAACTACGACAACTGGATACACGTAATCGTGAATTTTATGATGAGTTAACTGACGAAGAAAAGAAAAAGTTCAGTACATATTTAATGTTGCGTTATAGTGCCAGCGTAGAGGGAGATCCTGATTTCCAAGAATGGTATCTTAGAGCTACCAATGAACGTGCCAATATCAATTTCTTTGATTTGAATCATCATCCTAAATTACAATGGTTATTGTTAAGTTCTGTTAGTCCTGGTATGGGAGTCAAAAGACATTATTGGCAAGGTGCCAAAAAAGCCGAAGGCAATAACAACAAGGCCATTAAGTTTTTAACACGCCTAAATCCAGAAATGAAAGCAGACGAAATTGAACTATTGGCAGAACTAAACACCACTGCAGATCTTAAAGCACACGCTCGTAGTATGGGAATGTCCGAAGCTGAAATTAAAAAGGAATTAGGTTGAGTTTTACTTGTCGTTACTGTAACAAAGACTTTAGAAAAGAAAGTAGTCTTCTTGCACATCTTTGCGAACCTAAACGACGTTGGCAACAGGAAAAAGAAACAGGTGTGCAGTTAGGATTAAAAGCCTATTTGAGATTCTATGAAATAACACAAGGTAGTGCAAAATTAAAATCCTACAAAGATTTTGTTGCCAGTCCTTATTATAGTGCGTTTGTCAAGTACGGCAGATACTTGGTTGCTATTCGTGCGGTAAATACCACTAGCTTTACTGAATGGCTATTAAGAAACAATAAGAAATTAGACAATTGGTGCAAAGATACATTGTATACCGAATGGCTATTTGATTATATGAAAAAAGAATCAGTGCAAGACGCACTGGAAAGAGCATTCAAAGAAATGCAGGAATATGCAGACGATCAAACAAGTTCTACAGTTAATTTTAACGACTATTTCCGTGTTGCGGGCAATAGTCTTGTGTGTTACCATATTACCACTGGCCGCATTAGCCCTTGGATTGTATACAATTGTGCCAGCGGTATTGCAGTACTTGATACACTCAATGAAGAACAAGTTGCGATGATATTGCCTTGGATTGATCCAGAATTTTGGCAGAGAAAATTTCAAGACTTTATGGCAGATACTGAATGGATCAAAGATATATTGAAATCAGCAGGACTATGAATCAAAAGAAGTTTTCCAGTGATATTGATATAGATTTCGGGGACCGCAATCGTGCATTGGCGTTGCTTAAAACAACTCCTGCAAGTATCATGCGAGACGGCAAGTTAATCAAGCATAATACTGGAGTCTACGCCACGGATGTATCCACAGATCCTTTGCTGGGTGTAGCCAGTATAGAGTATCAATCAGCTGAAGATCTAGGCTATACCAAGTTGGACTTTTTGAATGTCGGCCTGTATAATCAAGTACGAGACGAAGATCATTTGAATAGTCTAATGGCACAAGAGCCACCGTGGGATAAACTATATCAGCGTGAGTTCTGTGAGCAGTTAATACACATCAATCAGCATTATGATACACTGATTAAAATGCCCGAAGCAGTTAATACTATACCCCGTATGGCTATGTTT